CTCGCCGCGCCAAATTTCGGGCATGTGTCCCTGCACTTGCGTTTTCTTGAAATCAATAGCCATTGTTGCAATCAATTTTAAGGGTGAATGATTCAGAGCTTACCGATTGGGGAGTGCTTCGGCCCACGCCTTGGCTTCGGCTTTCATGGCCTCGTCGGTACTTCCCAATTCATGCGCCTGCTCTTGGGGCATGAGGTTGTTGGTGACTAACTCCTGCTTGTAGTCCGCCAGCTCCTTGTCGAGATCGGCATCATCGGCAAATGATACCCGCTTCATCAGGTAGTCGGGGATTCCGAGCTTTTTAGCCTTGGCTGCGATTTCGGCCTGACGGGTGGTTTTCGCCTTTTCTGCTTTGAGCGTGGCATTCTCGGTTTCGAGCGTGCTCAACTTCTCTTGGAAAGGCTTGAACCATTCGGGAGCCTCATCAGCTTTTCCGCCCTCATCATCGCCCTCGTCGTTGGATTGCGGTTTCTTTGATTGCGGTTTCGGACTGCGCGTCTTCCTCGTGGTCTCCCCCTGCATTGCCTTTGCATAGGGCACGAGCGAATCCACTTTCGCGGCGATGTCTTCGTCCGAGGCATCGTCGTCAAGACCCTCCGCCCCAATATCCGTGAGGTCGTCGAGTGCCTTGTCTGTTAGTCCCATATCCTTGCATTTTTCGGATAGGAGCTTGCGAAATTTCTTTTTCATAGACTTGAAAAATTTTTGGAAAACGTATCGTTACCGACAAAGGTAATCAGAAAAATAGATATTATACCTATTAAGTACCTAAAATTACGCAAAAAATATCTGTGTGAAAATAACGCAGTTATCTGTGTGTGGGTGTTTTTGTCTGATTTTGAGCGCACTTTTCTTGCGAAAAAAGTTGCTTACTATAATAGTAGGCTATATATTTGCAACATCAAACAGGTACTTAATAGGTTGTATATTGCAAACTGAATAAAATTTATAAAGGCTATGACAAGAGAAGAATTTACCGAACGGGTGGGATTGAATGTATCGGACGGAATTTTTGAGGTATGGAACGGGGTGTATATGTCCTCGGATAAGGACAAGGACGAGTTCTGCAAGCCATTCGCCACCAAGAAAGGGCATCTCGATCTTTCCCGGTCGATGGTGATCGAGATAGCCGAGTTGAAGAAAACGATTAGAGTGCAAAAAGAGGGCTATGCTCGGCAGGTCGAACTCGCAACGTCCTATCAGGATAAGTATTACGCGGAAAAGGCCAAGCATGATGAGTTCTATAAAAAATATGCCGAAGAGTGCGAAAAGCGATATGCCCTCGAAAAGAAACTCGAACAAATAATGAACCTAATCAACGCATAAACCATGAGCAAGCCAAGATCAACCGAGGCGGATAGCCTGCACGAATGGAAGTCCGAAATGGCGGACTTCCTCCTTGAAAAAGCGCAGAAATTCGGCGACGTAACATTCCTCATCAAGGCGGCCGACTTGATCGGCATGAGAGAGGTGATTCGCCGCAAAATATCCAAAGGCTTGCCTTTGTGGGAGGCCGACAAAATATGGCTGAAAAATAATCTCAAATAATCGCAGATATGGAAAAGATCAAAATCAAGCATGTAGGATTCGATTCGTGGAGTCGGGAGGTATTCCAAACGCAGAAAGGGACGTATGTCGTGGATATAAATTTAGACTATTCGCATCAGGCCATGAGGCTCTGCACGAAATGCAACAACGAGTTCGACGGGGAGCCGGATACCGCTCTCAAAACCGACGCATTCGAGATCGTTGATGATTTCGAGGCCGAGCAATAATCGCAAACCTTAAAATTCAACGCAATGGATAATTCGATCAATGTAAACGGGTGCTCCGTATGCCAGCCGGGGCAAGAAAACTACACGAGTTTCACGGCCAAAGTAGGCCGGAAAACGGTCAAGAGATGGCAATATGACTGCCGCACGGAGAGCGGGGAACTATTCTCCTGCGTAGGGTCATCACTCGATAGCTGCCGTGCAAAACGGGATTTATGGTTATCACAAAAGTAGTAGGATCATGGCAACGGCAAAGAAGACAAAGACCTACGAGGTTACGGTGGATATGACTTGGTCGCAGTCCTACACGGTCAAGGCAAAAACGGCAGCCGAAGCGAAGCGTAAAGCATGGGAGAAGTTCAAGAAACACCCGCCGAAATCCTGCTTTACACTCATGGAGGACAGAATCGACGAATAATAAATCAACGCAGTAGATATGGAAGAAAAGGATATAAAAACGATCAAGACCACCAAGGGCGAACTCCGATATTATCGGAATGGAGATTACGACGGGGTCGTATGTATGTTGAATGCCCAAACTATCGGCCGCTACAAGGAGATTAAAAACCAACATCCGGAAATAGATGACTATGGCGTTTGGTGGGCGTTCTCAAATGAGCAGTTTGCAAGAGGCAGACAGCACGCTATCAAAATCGGCAAACTGAATCCCGATGACAAAATCTGTCATGGCGGAGCTGGCCTCTATGGAACCAGCGAGGCGATTAAGTCGTTCTACGCGGCCTACCATAAGCGGGATGAACTCATCCCGAAAGAATGCGACCCGCAGGAGGTCTATTTCTACGAATACAACAATCACGAGTGCATGATCTCGTGGGATGGCGATAAGGATGCCTACAAGCTCGTCGTCGAGTATTGGGGCGAGGAGGTCGCCTCGAAAATCAAACGGTTATAAATTCAAAATTCAACGCATTATGGAAACGACATTGAACAACAAGTTTTTCGACTTCGAGAAAGCAAAGGTACAGACCCTTTCACTCGACCAACTGGAACGCACCCACAAAGAGAACGACATCTACGGGAAGCCGCTCCGAGGCATCTATCACTACGATCTGCTGAATCAGATTATCGGCATGTGCAACGCGCAGAATTACGATGTCGAGGTTTACGACCTCTTTGCCGCGCAGAACAAAGACCGTAATACTCCGGGCGTCGTCCTGCTTCCGCAGGTTGAGGCGCAGTACGGCGAGCGGGCGGTAGAAGCCCATATCCTCCGCCGCGTATTCGCCAACATC